GCCGTGGTTAATCGGGCGATAAACATTAGCCAGAGCAGGAGGCGTCAATCCTGCCCCAACCGCCGCCGGGTCTCGGGCGTTACCGCAAAACCTGCGAAAAGGACACTAAAATGGCTGAAGATGATATCAAGACCGAATCGGTCGAACAAACTGCTGTGGAAAATCAACCTGCAACTGAGGATTTTTCGAACAGCGCCGACAATGATCCCATGATTATTGCCATGCGCGAAGCCGAAGCTCAGATCAAGGAAGCGGAGCAACAAAATTCTGAAGAAGGCGAGGCTCAGGCCGATCCAGCGACAGAAAAGACAGCGCCGGTGACAACGGAACAAAAAACCGATGTCTTGATGATCCCAAAACCTCGACTCGATGAAGTCATCCTTGAAAGGGACAAAGCCAAAGATCAGGTGGCGTATTTACAGGGGATCGTTGATACCCAGCGCAGCATGATTAAAGACGGGGTCATCCAAAAAACGGACGCACCCGCTGGCAAAACCGAAGAAAAGCCGCAAGAACCTACGATCAAGACCCAAATTGCCGATGCTGAAGCCAAAAAACTTGAATTGGCCCAACAGTATGAGGATGGGGAAATCTCTCTGACCGACATGAAAAAGGCAGAAATTGATATTGATCGTCAGATTCGTGAACTCACCGAAACCCTTTACAAAGCTGTCTCTGAAGAAACAAGGCAGGCCGCCAACGCAGATTTCCAAACGCAGTTGGCTATTCAGGCCGCAAATACCGAAGCCTTGAAAATCGAACAGGAACACCCCTATGTAAAGGAAATTGATAATCTTCCAAAGGAAGTCGCACAAAGACGCTGGGAGTTTATTCGGGAAGAGGCACAGTCTATTTTGCAGGCCAAGGGCGTACAGCCGTTCGTGAACGGAGTGGAAACCGTGGCTTACATGAAGGAAATCGCAAAGCTTACTGACGTTTACGGCCCAGCCTTTACAGGCAAGGATATCAAAGCTTCAGACACCAAACCCAAACAGCCAAATGTTTCAGCCGAAGAACGGGCCGGAAAGATTGCGCTGTCAAATCGTCAACCGCCTTCCTTGGCGACTGCTGGCGCTGAAGTTGTTCAAAACGAGCTATCTGAGCAGGACATATTGAACATGACCCTCGACCAGATCGCAGACATGAATAAATTGGCTCCAAACAAGCTCAACAAGGCAGTCGGGTTCAAATAAACCCCGGCAATCGGTTCTCCGATTGCCACAACGGCAAAGGAGAAGATTGCCATGACTGCAACTGATTTCGGCGCATTGACCGCCGCACAAAAGAAAGTATGGTCTGGAAAAGTCTGGATGCAATACCGGGACGAGTCGTTCTGGCAGAGCAACGGGTTTGTCGGGACCAATATGAACACCCCGATCCATCGTGTTGACGAACTGACCAAAACCACACGCGGCCTTGAGTGCGTGATGCAGTTGGTCAACGATCTCGAAGGCGATGGTGTCGTCGGTGATAACGACCTGACCGGAAATGAAGAGCAAATGGTCAACGACGCTCAGATCATCACCATCGACTTGCTGGCACACGCCGTCAAATCGAAGGGTCAGATGTCCGAGCAGGCGACCGTCCTGCGTTTCCGTGAGCAGGGCAAGGACAAACTCTCGTTCTGGCTGCCTGACAAGCTTGATGAGCTTATGTTCCTCACCGTCTCCGGCCGCGCATATACCAAAAAAGTCGATCTTTCGACGCGCTCTGCATCCCAGCTTCCGCAGCTTGCGTTTGCTGCCGATGTGACCGCGCCTTCGACCAACAGGATTAAATATGCCGGTGCAGCGACATCTGAAGCCACCCTCACGTCTTCGGATAAAATGTCGTGGAACTTCTGCGTGGCGTGTAAAACCTTCGCTCACCGTAAGGGTATCCGCCCGATCCGGCAGGGCGGTAAGGAATACTACGCCATGGTCATGTCCCCGGAGCAAAGACGCGACCTTGTAACCGATTCCGATTACAAGACCATCGTGGCCAATGCTCAGGAGCGCGGATCTTCCAACCCCCTGTTCAAGAACGCTCTGGCTGTCATCGACGGCCTGATTCTCTACGATCACAGGAAGGTTGTGAACACCACGGGCCTTACATCTGGCGTGGACAAATGGGGTTCCGGTAACACCGTCGAGGGCGCTCAAGCTGTCCTCATGGGTGCCGGTGCGCTCGGGTTTACCAACCTTGGCGGCGGCGAATGGCTGGAAGGCGATATCAATGACTACGGTCGTAAGCCCGGTATCGGTTATCAGCAGTGCATTGGCCTTCTGAAGCCCCAATTCAAGCCGACAAAGAGTGCTGCGGCCGAAGATTATGGCTGCGTGGCCGTCAAAACGGCGGCAGCCCTGTAATGAATTAAGGCGCTCCCAATAATGGGGGCGTCTTTTACGAAATCAAATAAAGGAGATTTTTGAAATGAGACACTTTCGTATGCAACTCGTAGACCAAAACGGAGCGGCTATTCAGACCTCCGGCGGTAAGGCCTACGTCGCAACCAATGGCGATGCCGCAAAAGCAACGCTCTACACCGAAACCGGCGCTGCTCTGGCAAACCCGGTATCCCTGACCAACGGCATTCTGGAATTCTGGGTGGCCGATGCCGTGACCAAAGTCGATCTGTTCATTCAGGCGCCTTCCGGTCACTTTATCGTTACCAAGAACGTACTGGCTTCCGGCCCGAATTCTTTAATGGTCGATACAAGCCGCGTCCTGACGACGATGGTTATCCCTTTTGCTATCGGAGATACCACGGCCAACACGGAAACCAGCACTGGATTTACCGTTCCGACAAAAGCTATGGTTCTGCCAACGGCTTCAGCGATTGATGTTCTCACAGCAGATTCCGGCATGACGATTGATGTCGGTACGCTGTCCACGGATTCCGGGGATGCTGACGGCTTCATTGACGGTATTTCTTTGGCTTCCGCCACGATGGTCAAGGCAACCAACGCCAACGGTGCCGTCACTCTGGGTGCTCTGCTCTATGTTCAGGACAGCGCAAATGCCGGTGATGACTTCCCAGAAGCAAACATCAGTATGCAGGGCAAAACGATCACATACACCCTTTCCGCTTCAACGGATACTGGGGAAGGCTTTATTTTCCTCAATATTGCATTGCCTTATGCAAGCCTGAATTAACGGTACGATTTTTAAGAAAATCATGTAAAATTAACGCGCTGGGGCGGGTTGTCTGCCCCAGCCGATCCAAAAAAGGAGATTGTTATGACTGCCGATACCAAGCAAAAAGTTATTGTTGTGGACAGCTCTTGCACCGCGGAATACCCGCTCAGAAAGCACGATATTATTGTTGAAGGCGTGATCCAAAGTGTCGAATTCAAATACGGAGAGAAAAAAATCCTCGATTTTGAAATCGGCGTAAAATTTTTGAAGGAAGGCTTCAAGGTTTTAAACCTTGACACAGAAACGCCTATCCTTTCCCCGCCTGTCACTGACGAAACGATCAGAATTCGTATTGCCGATGATGAGGTTGTCGCAAAATACGAAGAATTGACCGAAACAGCCCTAAAAATGAGGGCAGCCCTTCTTCCTGACGGCGAAGCCCTGATCCGGGACGAAAAAACCGAGAAAGAAGACCTCATTCTTTTCCTGTTGGGTGCACGAAATAACGGTAAAAATACTGTTGTGGTGGCAGAAGAAAATGAACCAGTCGAACTGGCAGTCAAAGACGCCAGCAATACAGGGTCTTCACTGATTAAGGGAACAAAAATTCCAGATCCCAGCGTCATGAAAACCCTTCTTCGTGACGACATCTCTGAATAAAGGAGAGAGATGTGCCAAGGCGCCAGACAGCCAAGGAAATTGCAGAAAACGCCCTGACGACCATTGGGGCGTTTCCTCCTTCGCGTTCGCAGGCCGACGCCAGCGAGCTGCGCCGAGCCCTGATATGGCTTGAAATGGTCCTGAATACGCAGTCAGGATCAAAGCCAATGGCCGGGTTCTGGCGCACCTATGAAATACCGCTTGAAGCCTATATCGGAGATTATCTGCTCTCGGACTACGATAACGATGCCGGTACGCAGGATATTTTTTCCGTCACACTGGTAGGCCCAGCGGGAGAGGTGATCGACACTTTGTCTATCGAGTGGGAAAGCGATGGCGTCAAAGAGGATTTGAACGATACAGGGACGCCTTGCCGG